GCGGTTTCCACCCAATAACCCGTGCCGAACGATGATGTCTGAACCCACATGGATTTTGTGTCCGACATCGCGTTGTATTCCTGTTCTTTCTTGATTAGTTCCTTGACCTTTTCTTGCGCTTGCTGCAAATAGATTGTGGCTTTCGCCTTTTCGATTTGCGCATTGATGAACGCCGTTTTGTTGGCAACAAGGACGTTTTCGGCATCAACCACATCACGAACGGATACGCCCAAATCCTCAAACGCTTTCTTGTTGTTTTCGACGAATTGCTTCTTCGCTTCAAGGTCGTTGCCAAGCGCATTCCACTTGTCGGACAACTCCATGATGGATGCAATGGGCTTGTAAGCGTTTTCCGATATGGCATTATACCATTCTTCGGTTGCTTTCTTGGATTCGTTCGCCTTGCTTACGAAATGCGACACAAGCGCAATCAAAGCGGATATTCCGGCAAGAATCCAACCGAACACCGGAATGGATTTGATTGCCGCACCGACCATGCGGAACGCCCCGGCAAGTCCGATGTTTGCCACCGTTCCGGCGGTTGCCGATGCGGTTTGTACGGCTTGCGCTGCTGCCGCCCCCGTGGATGCTCCAACGCTTGCAGTCTTGGCGGTGTTGCTTGCCTGTTCTGCCGCCGCATTTGCGGTCGTTGCACCCGTGGATGCGATGGTTGCCGTTGTATCTGCCGCCGTTGCAGCCGTGGATGCGATTTGTTCACCACGACCGACCGCCAACAAGTTATTCCACCATTCCTTTGCCTTGTTCAAGGTGATAAGGGAAAACGCGGAATCCTTGTTCAAGGTTTGTGCCACCTGTTGCAATCCCATCGTGATTGACATAAGGGATTGCACTTTCAACATAATCTTTTGCAAGTTCTCGTTTTCTCCGGCGAACAAAGCAACCGCGCCTTGTGCCGCCGTGAATCCGCCAACGACACCATTCAAGCCGGACAAAACGCCCGCAAAGGTCGCTTCATCGTTTGCACGAATTTTTCCTTGTGATTGGATGTCGCCTTGGATGTCCTGTAAACGTCCAAGTTCATTCACCATCCTTTTGTATGCTTCCGATTGTTCGTCAATGCCGTTGGCAACCGCATCCGCCATTTCTTCTTTCAAGGCGCGGATTTGCTGACGCAACGAAACATGGGCTTGTGCGGTGTTTTCCGCCGCCGCCCTTGCCTGTTCCATCCGGCTTGCTTCATCTTCCAGCGCGTTTGATTGTTCGCGCAACTCGTTCAACAAGGATTTGCGGGTTGCGATTTCACCCTTGATGGCTTGGGCGCGGTCACGCAATGCACGATATTCATTATCGTTGCCGCTTTTCAACGCGCCGTTCATCGTTTGGGTTATTTGCTCATATTCTTTTTTAAGGGCGGCAATCGCGTTTTCGTGCATTTCACACGCCGCGCCGATTTGGGAAAGTCCGTTGCGGATGTCCTCACTTGCGGATGCTGCACCCTCATTGGCGCGTTGCAAGTTGTTCAATTCGTTAATCAAGGCAACCATGCCTTGTTTCTCCCCGTCAAGTTCCGCGCGTGCCGCGTTCGCTTGCTCAATCAACGCGTCTTGCGCCGTGCCGGGTTCAACGGAATTGATGCGTTCGTTCAAGTCCGCAACGGTCTTTTCCAATTCTTCGATGACGCGCTTTTGGATTTGGATGCTTTCAACGATTTCTTGCGTTGTGTTGTCCATCGTGTCACCGCTTCCAACAACGGCATCCGAAAAGCCTTGAACACGGCGCAATGTTTCTTCAATCGCCGCGTTCATTTGGTCGTTGTCCATAATGGACGTAAAGGACAATGCGCCCCCGTTTACATCTGCCATATTTCTACATTAAAGAATTTACATAATTCAAAATCGTATCACTATTTTCTTGCGTCAACGTGATTTCCTCAACCTCGCCATCCGTGTTGTCGTAACTTGGCGCGTCAATCATCATGCGTTGCACAACCGACCACGCAATGCCATGTAGCAAATAATCGTATGTCCAACCGAAATGCTCACATATCGCACCCCGGCGACCAAGCGGGGAATTTAGCCCGCTTTGCTTTACTCTATCCGATTCGGCACGGTGGTTCTTTCGATTGACATCAATCGAATAGAGTTCACAAAATCCCCCAAGTTGCTCATGGTGTTCACGATGTTGTAAAGCTGATGCAATCGGGATGGCTTGATTTTCCGGGCGAACAAGTCCGTCAATTCTTCCAATCTCTTTTCATCCTCAACCCATATCGTGCCAGCTTTGCAAGGCTTGGGAATCAATCGTTCTTCACCCAATGCGGCGATGGCAACGACCTTTGCCGCGCGTCTTGCGTGGAAATGCGTCAATGTGCGCGCCGCTTTCATGCTTTCGGGCTTCTGCAATTCCTGTTCGTCAATTGCAAATTCCACCCATTCAGCCGAAAGGCGGTCAAGCGTTGACAACGTGGGTTCTTGGATTGTGAACTTGCGCGTGACTTCATGTGGGATATGTTTCTTGAACAACCCCCAAAAGCGCGTCTTGGTTTCAAATTCCACGTCCTTGACCTCAAAGGAAACGCCCTTGCCGATGATTGTGTTCAACTCCCGGCGTTCCTGTTCAAGTAGTGTTTTTTCGTCTTTTTCGCTGCTCATGTTGATAAAAAATAAAAAGTCCCCAAAGGCGTTTTCGTTACCTCCGGGGACTTCGGGTTTTCTTGTTAGTTATGATGCCCCGCGCCTTACCCCTTTTTAGGAACGCCGCGCAAGGCTTTGCCAGCCGTAACCGCGCAAGGTGTGACGGTAAAATCAACAAGGAAAATTCCCTTTGCGCTCATATCCGCGTTGATTACCGCTTCAATGTCGCCGTTGGGAATCTCAAAGTCAAGTCCCTGTTCGGTTACAACCTTGATGGCTTTGTTGGCAACAACCTCGTCACCATCATAACCCCATCCATCTTCACCAACCTTTGCGCCGCCAACGTATGACACAAGGTCATCCACATTGGCATCCATCATGGAAAACGTCAAGGTCGGCATCTTGCGCGACTTCTTGCGAACCTCCGGGGCGGCTTTGCCCTCCTCGTAATGTTCGGTGACATCGGCGGCATCTTGGGTCATCTTGCAAGTGTCCTTGTAAGTCTTGCCAATCTTCGCCATCTGCGCGGGCATTGTACCCGCCGCGCTTGCCGTGCCAACTTGGATTTCACACAAACCAAGTGTTATTACTGATGCTCTATCTGCCATAATTATGAAAAATTAAATTTGAATATTCCAATCAATGCGGATGTTTGCGAAATGCTGCTTGGTGTTCGGCTCGTTCATGATTGACATCGTGCCGGGTATTGCTTTGATTCCGTGAATCCGCGAATTACGGATGATTGCCGTGACTTCTCTTGCCAAGGCTTTCAATCGTGGGTTATTAGCGGACAACATCATCTTGCCTTTTATCTTCTTCGGCGTGTCGCTCACATAGATGTTGACGTTCGATGTACCAATTTGCGGGGTGGTATCAATCGCCAAATCAACCGTGTTCACGACAATATCTTCTTCCGTTGAATTATCCGGTCGGTCGCCCTCATGGTAACAACCGCCCTTGGCGGATGTCTTGCCACGCAACAACCCAATCAATATTTCGTTTGTTTCAAATGAATCTATCATTCTGCCGCACGTTTGATGTTTGAAATAAGTTTCTCCAACATTCGGGGCAATTCCCGTTCTGCAAGGTGTTCCGCGCTTGACAACACGTTATATCCTTTCGCTTCGACATAGGCGGCATAATTCATTCCAGCTACAACCACAAGGGCAATGCCCTTTGTCCCCTTTCCGATGGTTTCCGCGATGCTTTGTCCGGACTTGATGCCCGTTTCGGCTGCATTGCTTTCCGCGCCGCTTGCCGCATCGAATTGGGAATGGATGGCAACGCCATCAACAAAGACTTCGTAACCCGTTGACGAAAGCAACGCGCCCGTCTGCATCATGTAACCTTTGTTTGTTCTTGCTTCGACCAAGCACATTTCGCCAAGTCTTTGCAACCGGGCAATCTGCTTTTTCTCAATCTCATTCAAGAACGCATCGAATCGCTTGCGCACATCGTCTTTGGTGAAATTCGGTTTTATAGCCATAGTCGTGAATGTAATTGTGCCGCATCAAAGTTCAAGCATATTCCGGAAATGCGGATGTCCGAACAATCAATATCGTTTGCAATGATGACGCGCGCGCCCTTGTTTACCTTTGGGCAAGACTTGGGCAACTGAATGACGGATGTTGCCTTGTAGGACTTGCCCCCGGCAACTTGGTATTCCGTACTTCTGCCATCGCTTTCTTCCCGGCATCGGGAAAGAAACTTGCGCGATGATTCGCTTTCCGACCAATAACCCTTTTCATCCTGTACGGCATCCGGGGTTTCCTCAATGAATAGGAAATGCGGGTATTGAACAATCTTTGCCATATTACCACATATTTGAACGGTTGCGAATCTTCGGACGGTTGACAAGTACATTTTCCTTGCCAAGTTCGTTGCAAAGGGCGTTGTAAAACAACTTGATGGCATCAATGTTCCACGAAACGGAATATCCGCCCTCGCTCACATTCTGCATCGTGCCTTTGAGGATAACCGAAAAGCGTTTATAAACCGCCGTGTCGCACGCCTTGATGTCAAGGTCTGCATCGCCATCCAATCCAGCTTTTACCATGATGATGTCAATGTCATCATCTGAAAGGTTCATGCCGTTCAACGACTTAATCAAGTATTCTTTGTTTGTCATATTTCCATCTTGCTTTTATGCCGCCGGGGTGTTATGCGCACGCCCGGCGGCGAATGTTAGTTTTTGCTCCATCTTGTCGCGTTGGTCTGCATCAACACGGAACGTCCGGCAAGATTCCACGCGGGGAAAAGGTTTGCAATTCCCTCCGTAACCTCTTGGACGGGCGATTCATTGGAATACTTCTTGACAAGCGTATGTCCGTGCATAACCTTTTCGGCTACGCTTCCGGGCATTGCCTTTGCGTCAATTGGTTTCTTCCAATAGGTGTTGCCAAGAACCTTGCTTTCGCTGAACAACATCACGTCATCCTCAAACGGATTTTCCGTCAAGCGTGAACCGTCCGCAAGTTCAAGCGTGATGTCTTGGTCAATCACGATGATTTGCAAACCGCGATAAAGTTCTTTCTTCTTGGCAAGGTACGCATTGACCGTTGCAAGGTCGGGCGCGTCCTGTGAACCGACAACGTTCTGAACGAATGACGCACACTTCTTGTAAACTTCCTCTTGGGATGCGAACTTCTCGAATGTGTCAACGTTCATAAACAGGAACTTGTAAGTTGCTCCATAGAGTTTCTTACCCAACCTCAAGGCTTTTGGAATGTCCACGGTCAAAGGCTTTGCGCCTGTGCCTGTTGAATACGAAACGGAAACGCCGCTTTTCTGCCGTCGATTATGCTTTCCGGCTTTATTTTTCAGATCGACAGTATGCCCGCGGTGATCCGCGCGGTGACGTACATTATTCCCGCTCGTTATTTCGTCAGCACCCTGCAAAGCCTGTTCCTCGCCGGGAATATTCCAGTGGTGCTGGTGGTAAACGTGCTGTTTTTGATCGCTTCGGCGGTGATGTTTATCGGCCTGACGTGGCTGAAAACCAAACGTCGGCTGGATTAGGGAGAAGAGCATGTTTCATCGCTTATGGACGTTAATCCGCAAAGAGTTGCAGTCGTTGCTG